AGACCTATGAGTGTAGATATTAGATATGTAGTTTAAGGAATTATATGGCAAAAGGTAAATCATTATCAGAACATGAAGTAAGTGCGATACTAGCTAGTGAATTAAAAAATTCGTATGGTTACTTTGATACTAGTCTTGTTAAAGATAGGAAAAAAGCAAATGAATATTATTTTGGTGAAGCATTTGGTAATGAAGTAGAAGGTCGTTCACAAGTTGTTTCAACTGATGTTGCTGATACTATTGAATCTATTTTACCTGCACTACTTAGAATATTTACTGCCTCTGATAATATTGTTAAAGTTGATCCTGTCACACAAGAAGATATACAAATTGCTAAACAAGCTAGTGATTATTTGAATCATATATTTAATAAAGATAATGAAGGATTCACAACTTTGTATTCAATGTTTAAAGATGCATTGTTACATAAAAATGGAATTGTAAAAGTATATTGGGATACATCAGAAAATACTAAACAAGAAACTTATGAAAAGTTATCTGAAGCTGAGTTCACAATGCTTATTGATGAGGATGGTGTTGAAGTAAAAGAACATACTGAGTACGCAGACGAAACATTTAAAGAACATAAAGAGAACATTAAGGAACAAATAAATGCAGTAGGAGATCAAGTATCTGCTGATTTAATGGAACAACAATTAAAAGAAGTTCCTGTTCCTAAAATACATGATGTAGTTATTACTCGAACAGAAACATTTGGGCGAGTAAAGTTTGAAGCTATACCACCAGAAGAATTTTTAATTCAAAGACGTGCTAAAACTTTAGAAGATGCACACTTCTTATGTCATCGTACAACTAAAACTAGAAGTGAATTAGTTGAAATGGGATTTGATTATGATTTAGTTTATAGTTTAGCAGGAGAAACTACACAACGATATAACCAAGAAAAAAGTACAAGACATAGAAATATAGATGATGACTTTACTTCAGAAACTGGAGACAGCTCTACTGATGAGATTGCGATATGTGAATCATATATTAAAATAGATGAAGATGGTGACGGTATTGCAGAACTAAGAAAGATTACTTCATCAGGTGATGATAGCAATACTATTTTAGATGATGTTATTGTTGATAGCCAACCATTCTGTTCTATTACTCCTATCATGGTTCCACATAGATTCTATGGTAGATCAGTTTCAGAGTTAGTTGAGGACATTCAATTAATTAAGTCTACTGTTATGCGTCAGATACTAGACAATATGTATCTTACAAATAACAACAGAGTAGCTGTTATGGATGGTCAAGTTAATTTAGAAGATCTATTAACTAACCGACCGGGCGGAGTTGTAAGAACTAAAGCAGCTCCAGGACAAGTCATGATGCCAATGACTACTCAAACAATTAACACACAAGCTTTTCCATTACTTGAGTATTTAGATACTGTTAAAGAAAACAGAAGTGGTATTACTAAATACAATCAAGGTATGGATACTGATACCTTAAACAAAACTGCTTCAGGTATTAATACAATCTTATCTCAATCTCAAATGAGAATAGAATTGATTGCAAGAATATTTGCAGAGACTGGTGTTAAAGATTTATTCAAGAAGATATTTGAATTAGTTGTTAAATATCAAGATAAAGAACGCATAATCAAGATTAGAAATAACTTCGTTCCAATGAATCCTATGGAGTGGAGAGATCGTTGTAATGTAACTATTCAAGTTGGATTAGGTACAGGATCAAGAGATCAACAACTTTCAATTCTTAATCAAATACTAAGACAACAAATAGAAGGAATTAAATTACAAGGTTCACCAGCTGGTCCTATTGTTAATATGACTAACATATATAATACACTAGCTAAGATTGTGGAGAACGCAGGACTCAAAGATGTTGATTCATTCTTTACTGATCCACAAACAGGTATGCAAAATATGCCACCACCACAACCTAAAGAACCAACAGAGTTTGAAAAAGTTTCACAGATTCAAACGCAACAAAAAGCAGCTGAAGCTCAGATGCAATATGAAAATAGAATGCGTGAGATTGAATTAAGATATCAAAAGATGATGTTAGACTTTGAAGCTAAGATTAAAGAATTAGAAATGAAATACGAATCTGATATAGATGAGAAAGCTATTAAGCGTGAAGCTGTTAAGATGAAAGGTATTTCAGAATCTAATAAACAAATGCTTGACCAGGCAACTAAAAGTCTGTTACAACCAAACCAAGGTATGCCAAGGCAACCAATGCCAAAGCAACCACAACCAAGTAGTGATACTTTTATAGAAATAGATGTCGGACCTACAAAAGGAACAAACAAGGGGCCAAAGAGCTAAAGATATTCTAGAGGATCCTCTTTATAAAGAGTCTATACAGACCTTAAAAGATGCATACTCTGAAGCGATATTTCAGACAGGGCCAAATGACGAACTAGCAAGGACAAAGATCTACCTTGCATTTCAGATTTTAGGTAAGTTTGAAAATCATTTCCGTTCCGTTATGGAAACAGGAATCCTTGCTGCAAAACAATTAGAAGAATTGCGCAAGAAAAAATAGCACCAACCGTTCAGGAGTGCTTTAAATTAACACCAACCAATAAAGGAGTGTATTATGGCTAATGAAGCTATGAGTGTCATTGACGCTGGTAAAACCATTGCTGGTCTTATGCAGAATCAAGGCAAACCTGAGGAAGCACCTGCTAATGAAGCACCTGCTGAATCAGAACCAACTGAAGAAGTTGAACAACCAACAACCGAAGATTTACCTGTAGAGGAAACTGAGGAAGTTGATGTAGCGGAAGCTACAGATGAAGCTCAAGAAGATATTAATGAAAATTCAGAGGAACCTTCATATGAGGTCAAAGTTAATGGCCAAACATTGAATGTCACCCTTGATGAATTACTTCAGGGATACCAACGAGAAGCTGATTACACAAGAGGTAAACAAGATCTGTCCTTAGAGAAATCAAGGCTTGATCAAACACTTCAACAATCTCAAACTGAGATAAATCAAAAACTCGCTAAGTTGAATGACTTAAATAATTCAGCGCAATCACAACTACAAGCGGAGTATGCGAACATTGACTTTGAAAAACTGTATGAAGATGATCCTGTTGAGGCTAGTAAGCTTGAACATAAGATGAGAAAACGTGCAGAAAATTTACAAAGGATCCAGTATGAAACACAACAAGCTCAGAATGTTGAGTTACAAAAGTTCATACAAGGAGAGCAATCTAAAGTCATGTCATTAGTACCAGAGTTTAATGATCCTGGCAAAGCCAGTAAGTTAAAGTCTGATATGAAATCGTATCTAACTAATGTTGGATATAATGATCAAGAGATAAATACTATCTATGATTCACGACAAGTCTTATTAATTAGAGACGCTTTGGCATATGATAAAATTAGACGTGCTAATCCTAAAGTTAAAAAGAAAGTTCTTAATGCTCCTAAAGTTATGAGGTCTGGTACAACCAAGACTAATGCTGAACAAGTTGCTCGACTTAGAAATGAAAAACTTAATCGTCTTAAAAAGACTGGCAAAGTAGCTGACGCTGCTAAAGTCTTTAAAGACTTTCTTTAATAGGAGGCCTATATGGCACAACCAACAAACTTGTACGATACGTATGACACTACAGGTATTAGAGAAGATTTAGTTAATATTATTTATAATGTTAGTCCTGAAGATACTCCTATACTAAGTGCAATACCACGCGCGCAAGCAAAATCAACTAAGCATGAATGGCAATTAGACAGTCTTGCAACACCTGCAACTAACGCAGTTATTGAAGGTGATGAAGCAACTGTTGATGCTATGAGTGCAACAACTAGAGCTTTCAACTACTGTCAAATTTCTGACAAAGTGATTGCTGTTTCTGGTACACAATCGGCTGTAGACGCAGCTGGTCGTGCAGACGAAATGGCATACCAAGTCGCTAAGAAATCACGAGAGTTGAAAAAAGACATGGAGTTCGATATTATCGAACCAAATGTTCAAGTTGCTGGTTCTGCAACTGCCGCTAGAGAGTTAGGATCTATTCCTACTTGGATTAAAACTAACGGTGATGCAGGAACAAGTGGTACACTTTCTACTGGTTCTGGTACTGACTTACCTGGTTCAGGTACAGACAGAGACCTAACAGAAGCAATTTTGAAAACAGTTATCAAAGAAGTTTACAACTCAGGTGGAGACATGGATATGTTAGTATGCCCACCAGCTGTGAAACAAGATATTTCTGGTTTCAATGCTAATACAACTCGTTTTGGTCCAGCAGAAAAGAAAACTGAATTTGCAGCTGTAGATGTATACAGCTCAGACTTTGGTGATCTTAAGATTGTACCTAATAGAGTAATGGCCACAACTGACGCAAAGGATGTATTCCTTATTCAGCGTGATATGTTGGCTGCTGCTTACTTAAGAGATTTCATGATTCAGGATCTATCAAAAACTGGTGACTCTGACAAGAAACAACTCTTAGTTGAGTACACATTGGAAGTACGAAATGAAGCCGCACACGGTATCATTTTAGATATTAACCAATAAGAATAATTAGGGGAGGTTTCGGCCTCCCCTTTTTTTAATATTATATTATGGCTAAGAATTGGATTCAAAAAGCAACTAAATCTATTAAAAAAAGAGGCACTAAAGGTGTATGTACTGGAACTAAGTTTGGTTCTAAGTCATGTCCACCTGGATCTAAGAGATATAATTTAGCTAAAACATTTAGAAAAATGGCAAGAAAAAGGAAAAACACATGAATAAATCTCCAACAACATTTAAAGTAGGCACTACACAAACTGTAGCTGTAGGTGCATCTTCTGCCGCTTCAAGTAACGCAGTAGGTTCACAAACATATGAAATAAGAATTGTTACAACTGTAGACGCTTATGTAGAAATGAATGCTGCATCTCCAACTGCTGCTTCTACTTCTATTATAGTACCTGCATTTACTGTAGAATATTTTAGAGTAACACCATCAACTAAAGTTGCGTTTCTAAGAATAGGTGATACTACTGGAACAGCAAGAGTTACTGAACTTAGTCAATAATGAGACCGCCCTTTATATCAATACGAAGTCAGGATCGTTACCGCAACCGTAGGACAGATGTGCCTAATGATGCTATGTTATTAGAGGATCTAACTTACTTATTAAAAGAAGGTGGAGATAATATAATTCTTGCACAAGGAGTTGGTGTCTCTTATGAAACTGATACTCCTATAGCAAACTAGTGGTTAAAAAGTGGAAAGCTCATGC